AGAAACCTTGCGATATTCCGCACTCCTTCGGCACTGGGATGCGATTGCGTGGATATGATGTCCTGAATTCTGTGTTCTTGGCGTAAATGCCGTTCAGGATTGAGATTTGCGTCATTATCCGACTCGATACCAAACTTTGGCTACGATATCAAATCGCAACCTAAAGAATCCATTAGCTGCCAGTGATGTCGGTGCGCCTGTTACTATTGCGCCATTCGCATCAATCGTTAGCGTGGCGACTGACTGCGTACAGTTCACCAAAAGCTCCTGCCGATCCTTTGCATTAGCAACGGAAGGCAGTTTAATTGCCCCCGCTGCAAATCCAGCGGTTGGCGTTAAGATCAACCATGCGCTATTGCTATTGTCCAAAATTGCAATGGTGAATGCTGTCGCAGATGGCGCGGCGTATTGCGTGACTTTGTCATCTTCGGCAGTGATCAGTGATTTTAACAGCGCGGCAATGGCTGAGAATGATGCTTTTCTAGCGTCTCCGTTATTTGATGAGTAAAAAGCAAACAAATCACTTGCAAAAACCTCGCTTGCTGTTGTTAATTCGTTAATTGTTGGCATAACCTACTCCAGAATTATTTCACCATCATTATTGGCTGAAATGGGATCGCTTTCCTGCGTAGCAAACCCACTTGACACGTAACCATACCCTCGGCGATTTCCTGCCCCCATTGGCGTAATCGGTGGAATCTGCACTTGAGGAATGTTTTCGGTGGTAATCCGCTTAACAACCTGCATCTTTGCCTGCTTTGCCGATATGTGCGTTTCGATTGGCACAGATTTCCCATAAGATGGCGCGATTTTTATCGCTAAATTCAAATAAATCGCCTCATTCGCCCAGTCTGGAACGCCTGTTTCAGCGTTTAAGTCTGAATCGTCTGGATTGGCTGGCAATGGATAGCCCAGCCTGATTCCATCGCCATTCCACGTTGCCATCATCCCATCTAGCCTACGCCCCACCGCCTCCAAATCCTCTGGCGAAGAATCGACGACGTGAGAGGCAAGACCCAGTTCAGCTAATGCTTCGGTTATGAATTGCTTGCGCGTGTATGACATTTTATAGCCCCATCGTTGCTTTAGCCGAGGCAGCGCAAGGAACCCATAGCGCATTGTTTAAGTGCGTTCCGTCGGTACACGTTGCATTTCCGTTTAACCACGCATGGTAAGCGGGTGATGTATAAATGCTTCCTGTATCGCTTCCTGTCGCATTACCCCTTAATAAAGAATCAAAGTTCAAGCATTTGTATGGTGTGCTAAACGCATTTGATGCAGAGTTATTTGCCTTGAAGTAGTCATTTAAATAATCTGTATTGCAAATTGGTGATGCAGACTCTTGCCATTTTTCCCCATACGGCGTTTGCCCACTTGTTGTTGTTATGCTTGCGTTCGAGGTTGTTCTTGGGGATAAATTCCATCGCCAGAACGTCATGTCTGTTGCGCCTGCTGTGGTGTTTCTGTTTGTGTAATAAAGAGAAAAACCGCCAACAATGTGCTCCCAAGCAGACTCTAATTGCGAGTTTGGAATATTGCTTGCATTATCATTGTTGTTTGTGCCGTAATTATCAATAATGTCTGTAGCGTATTTAACAAGATTTAATAGCTCTGGCGGCGATGTTGTCACTCCTCCAGAATTTGTTGTTGACCAAGTGCTCCAGTATCCGCCAGACACCCCAGCATTACAGCCAGCAATTGGAGCAGTCCCTCCGTTGTGCAGCAATGCGCCAAATACCCCAACGCCTACGTTAGCAGTCGCCCCAGAGTTAGAAACGCCCGCCATAATCGAATCGCCGATGCCAAGAATAGTTCTAGGATCGCCAGATACAAACTTGCCAAGCCATAGCGGCTTCCAGCACCCGTTTGCCGATGCTGTGCTCCCAGTCATTCCAGTTATTGAGCCAGTGCCTATAATATTTGTAGGTGCGGTTGTGTCGGCGTTGTACATCGACCCACCCGTGCTGCTGTAGTCATGATTCTGCGACATTGGCATATTTCTAGTTGAGCCAACGGGGATATTTAGCTCAGTTCTCGTATAATAAATTTCGCCAACGGTAAACTTGGTAAGCCCGAACGCTGAAGGTAGCACTGGATCTGATAATTGCGCATATTCGCCGTTAGGCAGAACGATGCTATTGCTGCCGCTAAATGTAATTCTTACCGATGTAGCTAGTGCGGCGCTTTCAAGTGCCATATTAACAATAGTAAGAGTATTGCCAGGCAAGCTCACCTTTGAGCTTCCGCCAGTTTCTACGGAAAAGTTTGGGCACAAAAATCTGATCTCTGATTGATCGCCAGAGCCAACCCTGAATTGAGTTCTTGCTGCCTGCCCAACTTTGTTAGAAGCAGAGCCAACTGGAGTCGTTGGCATCTTGTTGTTTAGCCGATTCCCAGCCGCTCCAAACCTCAATATACCTAAAGCACCACCACCGCCGCCTCCTGATTCTGCTGCAACGGCAATGGCGTTAGATACGAGCGTTCCTCTAAATGTAATGTCTTTATCTGCATCGGCTGTCACAGTTGTATATGTGCTTGCCGTTTTGCCAGATATCGCCGAGCTATCTCTAAACCACTGCCCAGAGCCAGATAAAAAGCTAGATGGAAGCGTGGCAGTCAGCACAGAACCTATTGTCGTGCCGCCAGATATTGAAATGCCTCCACCAGAACCGCTGCCCGACCCATTAAGCTCTGCCTGCGTCTTTACTTCGCAGGATAGTGATGATGCAAGCGATGCTGTGATGGCAATCGTAGTGTTTACTTTAAACTCTCCAACAAAATTACTTCCGTTATTTTTCCCTTGCCCGTAAACATCGCCAGAGGCGTCAGTCGCAATATAAGACCACTCCCCTACACCAGTAACCACAAGGATTTTAAACGCATCAACAGCTATTTGCGTTGTTGCATTTGATGTTAATCCAGTCATAACTCCCCCTTTTTTAAGGGACGGGGAATCCCCCGTCGTCCTGATTACTGGTTAGCGATAATGATCCCGCACATTTCTGGCTGGAGCACAGTAACGCCGTACAGCGAGGTGAATCTGACCGTTGTTTTTGCTTTTAAGTGGTCAAATGCGTATGACATGATAAGTTGCACACCATTCTTACTTGTTGTTGTTGCAACTTTTACACCTTGGTCGGTCGGGAATGCCAACTTTCCAAGTGTTAGCTCAACTGCGCCATCTAAGAAAAATGGATTAACTGGCTTGGTTGCTGTATTCAAAAACGTGATTGCTGCGCCGTTTGCTGCTGCCTGAGTAACATTTTTGTATGGACCACTTGCAATAATGGGTGGAGTAATAACCAGGTTTGCCGTTCCACCACCAGAAATTACACGGAAAGTTTGAAGCTGCCCAGTATCATCCTTTGTTAAATTGTGCACAGCATTAACTGCCGTGCCTGCCGATCCAATCGTAAATGCATCACCGTTTTTAGTGTTTGCGATGTTTGCACCAGCAACAACAAGCGTCATTCTTCTGTTGTCGGTTGGTAAATCGCCAGTCATTGCCGTGGGCGTAAAAGACTGCGCGCCTGAAACCGTTGTGCCAGTAACTGTGCCAACTGCTGCTAGGTTTACTAGATTATCGGTTCGGTACGTCTGGAACGATGCAATATCTGGGACTTGGCTTTTTTCATAAGCATTCATTGACGGATCATTCATGTATGCTTTATTTCCAAGGTCTTTTGCGACATCTCTCCAGTCAAAAACGTTCATGAAAAGCTTTCGTGACAACCCAGCTTTCACGCCTTTTGAGATTAAGATAGCTTCAGCCATTGCCCCGTCGTCCCAAGTTAAAACACCAACCTTTTTGATAACGTTGGCAGCTTGTTTTGCAACAACATCGTACAAATCCGAGTCAATTTTTGCTGACAATCTCAAACCAGCAGCGCGACCAGCCTCTTTCAAGTGCTGCTCATCGCGCATTTCTTTTGCATCAAGTTGGTAAAGAATGTTTTCGGGGGACTTAAACACACTGGGAACCTGTCTCTGAATCAAATCCGTTGGGGTTGCAGCACTGATATCAAGCCCAGTAACTGTCTCCATGTGGTAATCTTGTGGACGATAAAAGACATCTCCAGCGCGCTGCATGCTTTTTGCGTCTGGCGTATATTTTTTAACGGCTTCTGAAAGTACGCAGGCGGCATCAAAGCCTTCTACGTAATTTTCAAACATGATTTCAAGGTCTTTTGTTAAAGCGTTTGCCATTTTGTTTATCCTTTAGATTGTTTTTCTCTTTTTGCAGCATGGTATTTGCTGTAATCCCCTGTTTCTTGGGCTTTTTTATACAAAGCATCGAGAGAGTTACTTGCTCCAGTGCCGCTCACCTTTAGCGGTCTATCTTGTGCGTGCTGCGGCTTAGGTTTCTTTGTCACTGCTAGAGACCCCTCAAGCCTGCCGACTTCGATAGCCATTTCTATTGGGTCTTTGATTTTTGAGAGAGATTCTAGACGTTGCTCATTATTGCCGATTGCATAAACTAGTCGCGCCGCAATAGGAGACTTTAAGATGACTGCCTGCTGAATTGGATTAAGTGTGGCGGCAACGGCTTCCTCAGCCTGCTTGTGCTTAACTTTATCCACTGGCAAAGAATCAACTTCGGCTTTATAGCGTGCCATCCGCTCATTATGTGCCTCGGCTTCCTGATTCTTTTGTGACTGCTTCTTTGCTTCAAATGCCTCTCTTGCCAGCTTCTTTTCGTGCCATTTTTCTAGCGCACTTTCGTAAGCTTCGGTGTCGTACTCAAACGACTCAAGCCTTGGCTTTTCTCCAACTTCAGGCGCAACTTCGTCCTTTTTGACTGGATTAAGCTTGGCTTCAAGCTCTGCTATTTTCCGCTCAGCGTCACGTCTCTTTTTTCGTTCCTCTGCTTGTGCTGCTCTGATTTTTTTGATGACGGGCGAGTCTTCTTTGCCTTCCATCTCATCTGCTTCGGCATTTTCGTCTGCGGTGGGAGC